TTGTTTGGGATTACAGCTTACCAGCTACCAAATTAGGAAATCGCAGTCTTGAGCACGAAATTGCCTGGGCTAAACAAGAGGGGTACGAATTTGTGTACCTGGGACCTGGATACGAACGCAGCAGTCTGTACAAAGCCGACATAAAAGGATTTGAGTGGTGGAACGGTGCAGATTGGAGTACAGATATAGATCAGTATCGCTGGCTGTGCCGACGAGACAGTAAAATTAAAGCTGTCTCGGATCTTTACGGTGTTTGAACAACAATTTTAAGTAGTCTTTGGGCCAGGTATCATAAAAACCTTTCCGGGCAACAAGTTGAGCTTTGTCGTTTAAGTCGCTTAGACTTTGTACCAACGCCAGCGCATAAGTTCCTTGATTCATAGTTACGCCATTTACCACTTCAGGATCGCCCGGGTGGTCTTCCAAAGCTATCAAGTTATTTGGCAATAAAAACTTTTGATTAACTGTATCTAGCGCTGACGCAAATTCTTCATGGGTTATGTATTTTGAGTCATATGCAAAAATCACAACACTTTTGCCGCCTAGTCCCTGCTGGCTAATTTTGATCAAATCGTGTATGAGTGCTAAACCTAATCTAACTTCAAAGTCCTGCTCGAGTCGGGCTTGTCTAGCATAAGGACACGGAGCCCAGCCGCCCAGCGCAGGATGTGGAATCTCTACAAAGTCTGCCAGCCACTGCTCGATGTCTTTTTGTACGGTTTTTAAATTTAACATTAAAAGAATGGTAATCCAGATTTTTTAGTGGTTTCTAAGTTTTCTTTGATTAATTCACTAATTATTTTACGTTCTCCAACACTGAGTTGCAGTGCTTGATCATAAGTTATTCCGCCACGCATGTACCAGGACATTTTTAACGCCTCTTGTCTAATCATGTTGACTTCTTTTTCCATGCTCTCAACCAGCTTGGAAATTTGCTCAGAATTTAAGACTAAGAGGCGGACTCGAAAAAACTGGCCATGTCCAAGGTGATTGACTGCTGGTACTGATTACTACATTCAGGACAGGTTAAATTCACAGGTTGCATTTCGGCTTGATCTTTGAGACTAATAATATGATCTCTAATGCGATTAAACAATGTCTTGTCGCAATTTTGTAGCAAATCTTCAATGAACGCTGGCTCACTTACCAAGGCATCCGGTGTTCTAACCGCAGCAATACTTTGACTTAATGCCTTAACAGTAATTTCGGTAATACGCTTTAGAGCAACACTCAACGCATTCATTTTTTCTGAATCACTGGCTTCGGTGTTTGGTAATACCTGCATCAATTTTTGACTTTCAAACTGTAGTTGATTATTTTCGTTTAAATTTTTATAAGTCATTGGACGGAAAAATATTTCCATATCTCCTGCAACTAAACTGGCAGAATAGTCCGGTGTGCGCATTTGATCCAGCACTTGGCGAAGATCCACAGTTTGCTCAGATTCATGACTGCATGCTGGGCAAGTGGTTTGAAAATCCATTTCGTGACCGTAACTAGCCACACGAATAGCAACTAATAAGGTATCGACGTCCATGGCTGGAGTTGCCCAAGCATCTTTGATATCCGGCACACAACTTTGAATTACATTAACTGTAGCTTGTCCGTTAAACAGTGCATCCGGGGTACGATAGGTAATTTCGTCAATGGCAGTCATTGGATAAACTGGCAATTCTCCAGTGGGTGGCACATTTACAGCACCGTTTGGGTAGTATTGTCCCTTACTGGGTAATTTAATATAAATTGCTGGTTGTCTAAAATATTGGCGTAACGGGTTGTTTTCTAACATAATTATCCTCGGTAAATATACTTATGGCCGACCAAATTGACCCACAACAAATTGATAATCTCAATGATGCAATCAACAACCTAACCGCAGCTCTGGGCGGAACCACATCTAAATCAAATTCATACACAGCTGCATTGTCAAAGAATTTAGGCATTAATTCAAATCTGTTAAAAGGTTTTGAAAAACTAGGTACCACCACAGCAGATCTAACCAAGAGTCTTTACAAAGGCGAAAAAGGTGCTGGGGTTTTTGGTGATGCGGTCGAAGATGCTGCCGCTGCAGTTGGGATGTTGCTCTTAGCCTTAGGACCGTTTAGTTTAGCGGCCAAACTAGCCGCAGTTGCAATTGGTGTATTTGCTAAAGGGCTTAATGTAGCTGCCAAGCAAGGCGACGCACTTTACAAAACTTATCAAGACTTACAAAAATCTGGAGCCACTGCTGCTGACGGTATCACCGGTGTCTTTAAGAACATGCAAAACTTCGGTTATGGAATCGAAGAACTTGATAAAATGGTCCAACTGGTTTCTGCAAACTCGGAAACATTGGCTAAATTTAGCGTTACCGCCGCAGATGGCACCCAGGCATTTTCGTCAGCGATGCAAGATATTGTTCGCGATCCTTCGCTAAGAATATTAGGCAAAACACCCGAAGACATAAATGCAGCCGGTGCTGCCTTTATCAAACAACAACTAGCAGTAGGACGTACACAAAAAGACATCGGCGACACGTTAGGTGCCTCTACCAAGCAGTATGTTATGGATTTGGATAGACTGCAACGTCTAACTGGTACCAGCGCCGATGCCCTACAAAAGCAACAAGACGAGGCCATGTCAGAAGATGCCTACAATGATGTAATGGCCGAACTCCAGGCCAGGGCCGCTAGTGGTGATGCAGCTGCCCAAGCAGAAATTAAAAAAATTACAACAACAATGGCATCTCTAAGTCCAGAGATGCAAAAACAATTTCAACGCAGTATTGGCGGCGACATTAGTGCGCAACAGCAAATGTTTATGCGCATGCCATCGTTAATGCGAAATGTCATGGATGAAAGTGTTAGTGTTGGCCAAACAATGGGCGATGCTAAAAAGGATATAGATCAATATGTTACCACATTTGGTAAAAGCTATCGACTAAATGCAGATGGCATGCGAGAGTTTGGTGGCAGTCTGCGTAGTGCTAGAGAAGAAGCTGCACAATTTGGCAAATACGATGAAGCTCAAGCGGCAATTGATAAACAAGTCAATGTAACTGATGGTGCCACTAAAAATTTAACAAAGATCAACCTTGATCAAATGAATGCTCGCGATTCACTACAGAGCTTTGTACAACTTGGAGTTGCTCCAGCAACTAGAAAATTAGCAGAATTATCAAACGTGGCCGGCGGGTTGTCTGGACTATTACCGGGCACCGGTAAAGGTGGGTCTCGTCCTGGATTTAGTGGCAATCTAGAACAACTGGGTGGTGGCAAAGCTGCCGGCGGTAGCGATAATGCGGCTGCTGCCCTAAAATTCTTTCAAGCCGCTGGATGGAGTAAAGAGCAAGCCGCTGGTATTGTGGGTAACCTGCAAACAGAATCTGGCAAAAATCTAAACACAGGGGCAGTAGGTGATAGTGGCCAGGCCAAAGGTATTGCTCAATGGCATCCAGACCGTCAGGCCAAATTCAAAGAAGTAATGGGCAAAGGCCTAGATGAATCTACCTTAGAAGATCAGTTAAAATTTGTTGATTGGGAACTCAAAAATACTGAAAAACGAGCAGGTGACCAACTGCGAGAAGCTAAAACAGCAGCTCAAGCCGCCTCTACTGTTGATAAAATGTATGAAAGATCGTCGGGTGCTGCATTGACCAATCGTATTGCCAGTGCTACTGCATTGTTAGGAACAGATACTGGTTTGCCAACTGGTCCAACTGGGTCGTACCAGGATGCCCTAGCCGGAGTCAATGCCAACAAAAATCTGCCACAAGCTCAAACACAAGCTACAACAGCACAGTCATCAACTGACACTGCAAATCTACATACAAGTTTATTTACGATGATGGTAGATAAATTGGAGGCATTAAATCGCACCAACGAACACCAATTAACAGTGCAGAAGAAAACCTTGCAAGTAGCTAGCTAATCCGCTAAATATAGCACTAACTAAGGATTTAACAATGGCTATAGAAAACGGCCGTAACGGACGGAATGGTGGATGGCGCAAGTACTTTAAAGTGGCCAACACTGGTGGAACTCTTAGTCCAATTTCTGGACAAAACCAATTTGGACTCGACGGGTACCCTCGACAAACCGGATCTGATTATGCATCAGGCACCGGCAATGACTTTTCCTTCCGCAACTATGCGTCTCGATTGCCCGAAGTTTACAGCGGACATCCTAATCGTATTGAACGCTACAATCAATACGAAAACATGGATTGCGACAGCGAAGTAAATGCATGTTTGGATATTATTGCTGAATTCAGCACACAAACCAATAAAGACAATGGCACACCGTTTGACATAGATTTCAAAGATAAACCCACAGATAACGAAGTTCAGATTATTAAAAAACAGTTGCAACAATGGACAAAACTTAACAAGTTAGATCAACGCATTTTTAAATTATTTCGCAACACTATCAAATACGGCGATCAGGTGTTTGTGCGTGATCCAGAAACATTTGAAATGTATTGGGTTGACATGGTCAAGGTAGCTCGTGTAATTGTCAATGAGAGTGAAGGCAAACGTCCTGAACAATACATCATTCGAGATATTAACCCTAATTTTCAAAATATGAGTGTAGCACAAAAAACTACAAGTGATTACTATGTGAGTCGTGCCACCGGATCGATTGGGCAAAATAACTACACAGCACCCAATGGCGGCGGCTACGGTGGCGCCGGAGGTACCGGAAACAATCGTTTTACACAGGCCATGAACGAAACCTGTTTGGATGCACGTCATGTGGTGCATTTGAGTCTCAACGAAGGTTTGGATTTTTTCTGGCCATTTGGACAAAGTATCTTAGAAAATATTTTTAAAGTTTACAAACAGAAAGAACTGCTGGAGGATTCGGTCCTGATCTATCGTGTGCAACGTGCTCCTGAGCGCAGAATCTTCAAGATTGACGTGGGCAACATGCCTAGCCATATGGCCATGCAGTTTGTGGAACGTGTCAAAAACGAAATGCATCAACGTCGTATTCCTACAGTAACAGGCGGTGGTGCTAACATGATGGATGCTAGTTATAACCCACTTAGTATTAATGAGGACTACTTCTTTCCACAAACAGCAGAAGGTCGAGGATCATCGGTTGAAACACTACCAGGCGGCCAAAATCTAGGCGAAATCGACGATTTAAAATATTTTAATAATAAAATGGCTCGCGGGTTGCGTGTGCCAAGTAGC